CCAGCCCCGCGACAGGATCCATCCTTGCCCTCGACCTCGGCACCAGCATGGGCTGGGCGCTGCGGCTGGGAGTTGAGACCCACAGCGGCACCGTGTCCTTCCGCCCCAGCCGGTATGACGGCGGCGGCATGCGCTTCGTCCGCTTTCGCAGCTGGCTGGAACAGCTTGCCGCCGATCGCGCACTGCCGGCAATCATCTACTTCGAGGAAGTCCGGCGTCATGCCGCAACGGATGCCGCCCACATCTACGGCGGCTTCCTTGCGTGCCTCGCCGCCTGGTGCGAGGAACGCGGCGTCGCCTATCAGGGTGTTCCCGTCGGGACCATCAAGCGCCACGTGACCGCCAGGGGCAATGCCGACAAGCAGGCGGTGATCGATGCCGTGCGCGCACGCGGCTTCTCCCCGGCCGATGACAACGAGGCCGATGCCATCGCCGTCCTGCTCTGGGCGCTCGAGACGAACGGGGGTGTCGTATGAGCACGCCAGCAGAAATGTTCCTCATGTATGTGGCGAATGTCATCGCCGAGCGCAGCGCCCAGTACGGCGATGTGATCCCGTCCATGACAGCGATCGCCACCCGCTGGTCGGTGACGCTCGGTCGCGAGGTCACACCGGCGCAGGTGGTGCTCTGCCTCCTCGACTTGAAACTCGCCCGCCTTGCGCACGACCCGTCCCACGAAGACTCAGTCGTCGACGTCTGCGGTTACGCAGCCCTGCTGCGCCAAATCATCAACACTACATCGGAGGGAAATTGACCATGGCTCCTGGGCGCAAACGCAAAGCCGGCAAGCGCTATCCCTGTGGCAAGCGCATGCGCGAGGAAACCGAGCGCGAAGCCATGTCGACGGTACTCGATGCGCGCAAGCGCCACTTCGGCGTGACGGCGAAGCAGGCTAAGGACGAGAGGCTCGGCACGGCGCTTGGTCGCCTCGCCTTCCGCGAGTTGATCAGCGACCTGCAATACCAGGCCGGTGTGGCCTTCGCCGATCTCTACCACAAGCACAACGTGATGATCGGCCTGCCGATGCCGAGTCCCAGCTCGGTGTCGGGCCTGCTGATCAACGAGGGGATATTCGGGGCGAGCCCGAGCGAGCCGGTGCTCGAAGTGATCGACAAGCTGAAGCGGCGCTTTGCCGAAGCTACCTCGGCCCTCGATGCCTGCGACCGGGAGCAGCGGATGTCGTCGGGCCGCCGACCGACCCTGCTCGTCTATCGCGTGATCTGCACGGACGAGGACGCCATGCACTGGCCGGAGGAGGACATCGGAAATCTGAGGGTGGCGTTGAATGCGCTCGTGAGATTGTTCCGATTGTGACTTGCGCACGAGACCGGTCACGATTTGAGGTCGGTTCCGGTCTCTCGCTTTATCTTGAGCAGTTCTCTGTAATCCTGTCTGGAGAGCGAATTGATCTCGGTGCTGTGGTGTGTTGAACTGCTGAAAGAGCAATGGGCTAGATTCAGAGATGAGAACTCCAAAGAACATCGGAAAAGTAGATCCCGAAGGGTCGACAGCCAGACTGGCGGTTTTGATCGACGCCGACAATGCGCAGGCGTCGGTCATCGAGGGTATCCTGGCGGAAGTAGCCAGTCACGGAGAGGCGATCGTGAAGCGGATCTACGGCGACTTCACGTCATCACGGAGCTCGTCGTGGAAAGGCACACTGCAGAAGTTCGCTATTAAGCCAGTGCAGCAGTTTGCCTATACCACCGGAAAGAACGCAACGGACAGCACGCTCATCATCGACGCAATGGATCTGCTCTACACCGGCAAGTTTGATGGGTTCTGCCTCGTCACGAGCGACAGCGATTTCACGGGTCTCGCGACGCGTCTGCGCGAGGAGGGAGTGCGCGTTCTGGGTTTTGGTGAGCAGAAAACGCCCGACGCATTCCGGAACGCTTGTGACAAGTTCATCTTCACGGAAGTGTTGCGTCCTCGCGGCTCAGACGCCCGCAAGGCGGTATCGGACGCGAAAGCAGAAAGGACTTCGCGGCCGGGAAAGCAGGTTGCTCGCGCGAGTTCGACCTCGAGTTTTCCGGAGCGGTTTGTACTCGATGCTCTGGAGCAATCGTCCGATGAAGACGGCTGGGCTCATCTGGGGACTTTTGGGCGATATCTGAACAAGCTGAAGCCAGACTTCGATTCCCGCGTCTACGGATACAAGAAGTTGTCGGACCTAGTGAAGGCCAAGACCGATCTTTTCGTCACCGAAGAGCGGGCAATTTCTGGTCAGTCCACAAAGAACCTGTATCTGCGGGCAAAGCAGCCATAGTTCCCGCAGTGATGAACATGATCCGCAGTCGCGGGGCCGAATGCCAGTGCTGCCAATCTGTCGCGTCATCTGCACCGGGAGACCTGCGGTGAGGGTTATCCACACGACAAGAATACCCTCGTGTCCGCAGGTGTACGCGCCGCAACGCTCCATTCATCACATTGAAATAATTGACGAAAACCTATTGACGACCGGGTGCGACACAGCTAAAAGTTCCGATATTGAAAGCTTACAAATGCGCCCGGAGATAACTCTCCGGGCGTTTTGCATATCGGAGGGTAGCCATGCGGGTTCGCCTTCTCGAGGCCGATGATGTGCGGATCCGCTTCGAGGCTGCGTGTACCCGTCTCGGCGAAAGCGACGCCCGCCGTGCCTTCTCGATGGCTTTGAACAAGGAGGGCCGCAAGTCCTTCACGCAGATGCGCCGCGCGCTGGCCCAGCAGTCGTCAATCCCGCGCGCTGCCGTCAACGCCGCGACGCGCTTCAAGTCGTCGACGACCGCTACGATGTCCACCGTGACCTCCGGTTCCGGCCGTCACCTTCCGCTGTCCTTCTTCGGCGCGAAGCAGTTCTCTTACGGCGTGCGCGCAAAGATCTGGGGTAAGGCGCAAAGCTTCCACTCCGCCTTCGTGATCAAGCGCTACGGTGGCGGCGTGTTCAAGCGCACCGGCAAGGCACGATTCCCCATCGAACAGCTGTGGGGTCCTTCCGTGCCGAAGGAGATGCTCAGGGACGAAGCATATGCCGCTTGGACTGACCAGCACCCCCGCGTGCTGACGGAGTCTGCGCGTCTCATCGCACTGATGCTGACTGGAGCGGTGTTCCGCGGTGCCCAGCGCAATCGTAGTGCTGCGTAGGGGGGCGGGGCTAGGAGCCCCATTGCGGGGTTCTGAGTAGCGCTGCCGCCGCCGCCCGGTTTTCGAGCGTTTTTCTGCTTTTGATTTTTCCATTTTGTTTTGATTCGTACGCTCTGAAACGCCCGGAAAACGGGCATTTCTACTCAGAGTCAGGGGGTCCGATGATCGTCACCGACATGCCGGTGGAGAGCCTAGTGCCCTATGCTCGGAACCCCCGGAACAACACGGCTGCCATCGATGCGGTGAAGGCGTCCATCGCCGAGTTCGGTTTCCGCCAGCCCATCGTGGTGGACGAGAAGATGGTGGTGATCGTCGGTCATACCCGGCTGGAGGCGGCCAAGCAGCTGGGACTGAAGACGGTTCCCGTGCACGTGGCCGAGGGCCTCACGCCCGCGCAGGCCAAGGCCTACCGCATCATGGACAACCGTTCGCACGAGAATGCCGAGTGGGACGATGAACTCCTGCGGCTGGAATTCGGCGACCTGAAGCTCGACGACTTCGACCTTGCGCTGACCGGCTTCGTTTCTGAAGAGCTGGACAAGCTCCTGGGGGCGGAGCAGATCGAGGGTCTCACGGATCCGGATGAGGCACCCGAGGTTCCCGCCGAAGCTGTCAGCAAGCCGGGGGACCTCTGGATCCTCGGTGACCACCGCGTTCTGTGCGGCGACTCCACCGTGATGACGGATGTCGAGAAGCTGATGGGCGGCCAGCTGGCAGACATGGCCGTGCTCGATCCACCCTATAACGTCGACTACGGCAATTCGGCCAAGGACAAGATGCGCGGCAAGGACCGCCGCATCCTCAACGACGCCTTGGGCGACGGTTTCTACCAGTTTCTCTACGACGCGTGCGTCAACCTGCTGATGGTTACCAAGGGAGCTTGCTACATCTGCATGAGCTCGTCGGAGCTCCACACCCTGCAGAAGGCCTTCACCGACGCCGGTGGCAAATGGTCGACCTTCATCATCTGGGCCAAGAACACCTTCACGCTGGGCCGCGCCGACTACCAGCGCCAGTACGAGCCGATGCTCTACGGCTGGAAGGACGGCAGCCAGCACTACTGGTGCGGCGCCCGCGACCAGGGCGACGTGTGGTTCGTGGACAAGCCGCGGATCAACGATCTCCACCCTACCATGAAGCCAGTAGAGCTGGTCGAGCGCGCCATCACCAATTCCTCGAAGAGCCGGGACATCGTCCTCGACCTGTTCGGCGGCTCAGGCACCACGCTCATCGCTGCCGAACGCACCGGCCGCTCAGCGCGGCTGATGGAACTCGACCCCAAGTATGTCGATGTCATCGTCCAGCGCTGGCAGGATTACACTGGCAACAAGGCGGTGCTCGATAGCGAGGAGCACACTTTCGATGATCTAAGGACCCAGCGCCAAGTGAGGCCTGAAAATACAACTGAATTCGTTCCTGAAGGTAGTCGCCGGAACGGGATTCAGAGAGCGGCACTTGACGCAAGAGATTAACTCGGCCTTAACCATCGAATTCAGATCATCAGAACACCGTCGCGGGGGAGATTCGGAGCGAAATGCCAGCTAGAGCGCTACATACAATAGGCTATGAGGGCAGTTCCATTGATGACTTCCTGGTGACGTTGGAGCGCGTCGGCGTAGACTTGCTCATTGACGTACGGGATGTGCCCATTTCCCGTAAGAAGGGGTTTTCCAAGAACCGTCTATCTATCGCCCTTCAGAGCAAGGGTATCAATTATTTGCACTTGAAAGGTTTGGGAGATCCGAAGCCGGGTCGTATTGCTGCTCGAGAAGGACGATTTGCCGACTTTCGACGGATATTCACTATCCATCTTCAGTCGACAGTTGCTGAGGAAGACATGGCGCGTGGAATCGCAGCCGTCCGAGATAATCATGCCTGCCTTATGTGCTTTGAACGCGATCATCACAACTGTCACAGGTGCATCGTAGCAGAGGAAATGGTGCGGCGCGGTGGCTTCCGCCTAATTCATCTTGCTGTGAATTCGACAACCACGTCACAGCCCAAGCTAGGACGAGCGGGCAAGGATCATGCAGCCGCCATCCACATCGGGTAGCACTGAAGCAATTGTAATCATAAAGGCGGCGCCCCAAGTTGGACAGCGTCACGGAGAGACAGTCTGCTGCGCTGGCATTGATCTCTACGGTAATTGGCTTCGGCTCTATCCAGTGTCGTTCAGGCTTCTTGAAGAAGCGAATAGGTTTGCTCGTTGGGATCGGATAAGGTTCAAGTGGCGTCTGCCGAACGACGACAATCGACCAGAAAGTAGACGGGTCGACCAAGACTCAATCGAGATTCTCGGCCAGTTGAAGAGGTCAGAGCGCGAGCGTTTCCTTGCAAAGTGTGTGGTGACGAGCCTGCAACGCGAGCGAGACGCAGGTAAATCTTTGGCCCTTCTCAAGCCTGAGATCATAGAGTTCGTTGCTGAAAAGAAGTTGCCATCAGAGATTGTTGAGGAAACAGT